ACACAAAATGGCACAACGAATTGAGATCGAAATCGCTGACGACGGCGCTACATCCGTCACTGTGATGATGGACGGCGGAGATCCGCAGATGATGGAGTTCGCCAGCACCGACGAGGCGCTTGACGCGCTTGGTCAGTTGCTCGCCGGTGAAGAGCCAGGCGAAGACGAGATGTGGAACGAAGAAGCTGCGGCGCGTGAAGCCGCCCCGATGATGGAGGAGATGGTGTGATGAATCAGAAAGACGTTTTTCGCATGGGCAGTGGTGGTCCTACTGGCAGCAATCAGACTCAAGGCAAGGGCGAGATCCCGGGCAAAGTCAGCGTGCCGATGCCAGGCACTAACGCAACTCAGCCTGCGTACAAAAAAATTGGCAACACCGTTAAGTCCGTTCCTGGGTTCAGCGGTGGCGTGATTCCTGGCAAGGTGTAACGCATGGCCGGTCTGATACGTGACGCAGATCGCCGGCAGCACAACCGCAGCGCCGAAGTCGATGACGACGGCGCTCCGCTGCTTGCGACGATAAATGCTTTTGACGAGCCGATGACGCCCACGCGCGCAGACGGCCGAGGTCACGCAGGCCTGGTATCGGCTAAGCGTCCTGGCACGATCAACCTGAAGTCAGTCGCCCAGGCGTGTATCGACGCGGGGCTTGACCCGGCGCTGGAGATCGCCCGGGTGCTGTCGACGAAGGTACCCGTGCTGGACGGCAACGGCAACGTGAAGAAGGGCAAGGACGGTCAGCCGATGATGGTCGACCTGATCGACCCGGACACCAAGCTTCGCACGCTGACGCAGCTGCTGGAGTACAACCAGCCTAAGCTTAAGGCGGTCGAGATGAAGATCTCAGGCACGCTGGATCTGACCAGCGAAGAGCTTGACCAGCGCCTGACAGCGATGCTGTCAAGGGCTAAAAAGTGAATGCCGTTCTGCAGGACATAGACATCACGCTGCTCAGTATCGATGAGCGCCGTGAGGTCTATGACCTGTTGAAAGAAAAGGATCTGCGCGAGAGGCGTAATCGCTTGGCCAGTTACAAGCCGTACGGCAAACAGCTGGAGTTCCACAACGCTGGGGCGACGTACCGAGAGCGGCTGTTCATGGCCGCGAACCAGTCTGGCAAAACGTACAGCGGCGCCTTTGAGGTTGCCATGCACGCAACAGGTCGGTACCCAAGCTGGTGGTCAGGCCTTCGCTTTCCCCGGGCTACTCGCTGGATCGTCGGATCAGAATCAGCAGAACTCACACGTAAAGGCCAGCAGCGCCTGCTGCTTGGACCACCAGAGCTGCGCGAAGAGTGGGGCACGGGAGCAATACCGTACGCGTGCCTGGTAGACACTAGCACCCGGCAAGGCGTCGCTGACGCAGTGGCCAGCTGTGTCGTCAAGCATGTGTCTGGTGAGAACTCAGTGATCCAGTTCAACAGCTACGACCAGGGGCGCAGCAAGTGGCAGGCCGATACAGTTGACGGCGTGTGGATGGACGAAGAGCCACCGCAGACAATTTACTCCGAAGCACTGACACGCACCAACGCCACTGGCGGGGTCGCGTTTGTAACGTTCACTCCGCTCATGGGTATGTCGGACGTGGTGCGTCGGTTCCTGCTCGACAAGCCAGACGGCACAACAGTTACTAACATGACCGTGCACGACGTCGAGCACTACAGCGTCGAAGAGCGTGAGCGGATCATCGCCAGCTACCCGGAGCATGAGCGCGACGCGCGTACCAAGGGCATACCGTCGATGGGTTCTGGCCGGGTGTTCCCCCTGGCAGAAGAGGCCGTCTCGATATCAGCGTTTTCCATACCCGCCCACTGGCCGCGTATCGTCGGTATCGACTTCGGTATCGACCACCCAACTGCAGCGGTGTGGATGGCGTGGGATCGTGACGCTGACATCCTGTACGTCACCGACTGTTACCGGGTCAAGGACACCGGCATCGTCACTCATGCTGCGTCGATACGCTCTCGAGGCGACTGGGTACCGGTAGCCTGGCCACATGACGGCCTGCAACGTGACAAAGGATCAGGCCAACAGCTGGCCGCCCAATACAAGACGCAAGGCCTGGCCATGCTGAAAGACCGTGCCACCTTCGAGGATGGCAGCAATGGCCTGGAAGCGGGCGTTGCGCAGATGCTGGAGAGAATGCAGACCCGGCGCCTGCGTGTGTTCAGTCACCTGAGCGAGTGGTTCGAGGAGTTCCGCCTGTACCACCGCAAGGATGGTTTGATCGTGACCAAGATCGACGACCTGCTTGCCGCAACCCGCTATGCTATGATGATGCGCAGGCACGCTAAAACCCAATCAGAAGCATCGTCCCGAGGGTTCTCCGCTCCGGTAATACCCTTCGACGTTTTCGACCCAGTGACAGGATATTGATGACATGCAGACACCCGAAGAGATGGAGCAGGACGGCACAGACGAGCGCATCAACCGCTTGCAGTCCTTTGGTCAAGCCCTCGGTCGGCAGAGAGATAACTGGATACGCGCCCGGTACGCACTGGGCGTCGACAAGCGCTGGGTCGAAGACGAAGACCAGTACAACAGCAAAGACAACGTAAACCGCGCAGCGTCACAGATGATGACCAGCGTGGAGCAAGGCTACCCGGTCACCACCAATCACGCCAAAGCGCACCGCTCTACCGTGTATATCGGGCTGACCCGGCAGAAGACCAATGCCGCTGAGGCGCGCATAGCAGACATATTGATCCCCACTGATGACCGTAACTGGGGCATCAAGCCCACACCAGATCCGACAATCAGTGAGCTGATCCGCGACAAGCAGATAGCGGTAGACCCATCAACCGGGCAGCCGGTCACTGACCAGGAAGGCAACCCGGTGCCAATGAAGATGGTCGCCCGGGCAATCCTGCGTGACGCGTCAGACAAAGCAAAGGCCATGCAGCTGGAGATCGAAGACCAGCTGGTCGAGTGCGACTACCTGGGTGAGCTACGCAAAGTTATCCATGACTCAGCCAAGCTGGGCACCGGCGTGATCAAAGGGCCGGTTGTGATGAACCGCATTCGCAAGGCCTGGAAAGAGATCGTTGACCCGGCTACCGGGGAAAGCGTCCAGGCGATGGTCATCGTTGAGGAAGAGGGTCCAGCCAGCGTGCAGATAGACCCGCGCAACGTGTTCCCTGATCCGGGCTGTGGCACCAACGTGCAGAACGGCAGGGGCATATACGAGCGCGAAGAGATGACGTCGCGCCGGGTAAAGGAGCTGGCCAAGCAGCCAGGCTACATGCCCGAACAGTTGCGCAAGGTGCTGGAGGAAGGCCCTAAGCGCAGCCACGCGATGCAAGAGATCCGCGACGAAGAGCAGCGCGACATTGCCGAAGACCTGTATGAGCGCTGGGAGTACACCGGCGACGTAGACCACGACGACCTGGCCGCAGCGGGTATTCAGCTGCCCGAGAAGGACGTGCTCCGGACAATCAGCGCCACAGTGGTGATGATCAACAACACCGTCGTTAAGGCGTTCCTGAATCCGCTCGAAGACGGCTCACTGCCCTACGACTTCTTTGTGTGGGAAAAGTCTGGCAACAGTGTCTGGGGCTACGGCGTGCCGTACCTGATGCGTGCTCAGCAGAGAGTGCTCAACGCAGCCTGGCGGCAGATGATGGACAACTCTGGCGTGACCAGTGGTCCTCAGATCGTCGTCAAGCCCAGCGTCATCCAGCCCGCTGACAAGCAGTGGCAGCTGTCCTCGCGCAAGATCTGGTACGCCACAGACGACCTGGACGACGTGCGCAAAGCGTTTGCGTCGTTCGAGTTCAACAGCCACCAGGCTGAGCTGGCCAACATTATTGAGATGGCGATGGGGCTGGCGGACGCCGAGACCGGCGTGCCAACGCTGATGCAGGGCGAGAAGGGCACCGCTCCGGACACGGTCGGCGGCATGCAGATGCTGATGACCTCGGCTAACGTTGTACTTAAACGCCTGGTCAAGCAGTTCGACGACATGGTGACCAAGCCGCACATCCGTCGGTACTACGACTGGAACATGCTGTACAACGAGGACAGCGCGATCAAGGGCGACTTCTCAGTCGACGCGCGAGGCAGCTCAACCCTGGTCGTGCGCGACATCCAGAACCAGGCGTTCTTACAGCTACTGGCTGCAGGGGCTAACCCGGTGTACGGCAAGTACCTTGATCCTAAGAAACTGTTTGAGCGTGCGCTCCAGGCGCAGCACATTGACCCGGCGGAAGTGTTTAAGACTGACGAGCAGATCGAGGCGATTGAAGACGCTGAGCGTCAGGCGGCGGAGCAAGGGCAGAGCGAAGACCCACGTATTGCCGCGGCTAAGATCCGGGCGCAGACTGATGTCCAGCGCGTCCAGGCGCAGAACGAAGGCGACATGATGGAGCTGCAGACACGCCTGGAGATTGCCCAGCAGCAGATAACTGCACGCCGGGAAGAGCGCGGGCAGATGATCGAGCTGGAGATGCTGAAGATGGCCAACGCGCAGAACATGTCGCTGGAACAGATCAAAGCCAAGCTTGGTGAGACCGCGATAAAAGAGCGTA